TACGGGCTGAAGCTCGCGATCCAGGATTTCAATCTCGAGTTCGACAGAGAGAGTGACGTCAACCTACCCGGTGGTAGCCACAACCTCAAGAACCACTGGGTGCGGGGACCGGGCGCGGCGAAGATCCACTGGGGCACCGACGGCTCGTTTGACCGGTGCGTTCGTCACCTCGGTAAGTACGTCAAGAATCCGCAGGGTCTGTGTGCCGAGTACCACAAGGCCGCTACCGGCGAGTGGCCGGCCGAGAAGGGAGTAGAGAGCTCGATGAGTGACATGGTCGAGGCGCACGGTACTCACAACCAGCGGGATCACAATCCACACAAGGGATTTCATGTTCCAGGCGTTGATGAGGATGAGAATCCTCATATGGTGTCTACCAAGCGGTACAACGAGCTGCGTCACAAGTCTCTCAACGATGACGTAACAGACGCCGAAGCGCGCGAACTGCGTGAGATCGAAAGTAAGTACGGGCGCAGAGACGTTGGCGGCGAGGTCGATCCGGAAGACTTGCTTCCCGACGTGGATGAAGACGATCTTGATGTCTATGATCCAGAATTAAACGACGCTGATCTGTTCGACAAGCTTCAAAAGCAACACGAGAAGCGTGTTGCTGAGATTCATCGAGAGCGTGCTAAACGTGCTCGTCGCAGTCCAGCTGAGAGTGAACGTCAGATGATGGAAGATCTCGATGAGGAAGAAAATCGTCGAGCTGATCGTGAAGATGATACCGACTACACTGGTAAGACTGTTGAGTTTGCCGGTAAGAAAACCGACTGCGGCCCGTGGCAGCACCAGATGAACGACGGCTCGTGCATGGATGATGACAGTCCCGCGATGGACGGCTATGCGGTCGGCGATGGTGACGAGCCGTGGAGCGGCGTCCTGACCGTTGAGGGCGTTGAGTCTGGTGACGGTCGGCTGTTTGGGCTGGGAAGCCTGGATTGGGAGAAGCCGCCACAGCCGCTGATGTACCAGCCGGCCAACGTCGGTGGACACAACGGCTCTATCATGGTTGGTAACATCACCAAGATGACTCGACACGGTAGCCGAATCCGCGGCGAGGGTACCGTCTTCGGCTCGGCGCTCAAAAGCGAGCACGGCGAGAGCATCCGGCACATGATGGAGACCGGCGGCGTCTCCGTCGACGTTGACAAGGTCAAAGACGCCGATGTCGAGATGGTCTACGCGGATGACGAGTTCGGTGACGGCGGCAACATGTTCGCCAAGCCTGAGACCACGATCTTCCACCGCGGCCGGATCCGCGGCGCGACGCTGGTCGCCTTCCCGGCGTTTGTCGAGGCCAAGCTGACGTTTACCAATGCCGAGACGCTGACCGCGTCCTGCGGTCCTGACGGCTGCGGATGTGACGATGATGATCCGCTCGTCGCGTCTGTGCACACCATCACGATTCCGAACCTACCGAAAGCCGCGTGGTTCAACGAACCGACGGACGTCAAGCTGTCTGGCGCGCTGACGATCACCGATGAGGGCCGCATCTATGGGATCCTGGCACCGGGAAACACGACGCACCGCAGCGTCAAACGCAAGGTGCCGCGCGGCAATGTCGACTACACGCGCTTTCACAAGGCCGAGACGATCGTCGAGGGCGGCGGCCGCGTCGTCACCGGCGTCATCACCGCGTCCTGCGGTCACGCGCCGACCGAGAACTACGGCACGCTCGAGCGCCGGCGCGAGCACTACGACAACTCGTGCTCAGTGCTAGCTAACGTCAAGATCGGTGAGTCAAAGCAGGGCTACATCTACGCAGCCGGCGCGCTGAACCCCGGTGCTGATCCGCGCCAGGTCGCGCAGGCGCTCGGCTGCTCGCTGTCCGGCGACTGGCAGCCGCACCCTGATCGTCCCGGTGTTCAGGAGTTCATCGCGGCGCACCTCGTGCCGGTACCTGGGTTCCCGATGGCTCGCACGCAGGCGTCAGTTGTGTATAACGACGGTGTCATTACCGCCTCGGCGATCCCGATCGAGCACGTCAAGGCGCCGACGTACGTCACCGGGCCAAGGTATGACGACACGTTCAACGCGATCCAGATGACCAAGCGGCTGCTCGTTACCAGCGTCGGACTGGATCCCCAGACCCGCAAGAACCAAGTGATGAAAGAACTGGAGCTGATCTAGATGTGTGGCTGCGGACGTAGAAGCACCGACGCGGTAACCAGCGTCCAGGCGGCGCAGACTGAGGCTGACCGCCGCGCCGCGGCTGACGCCGCGCTGGCGATGCTTGAAGCCGAGGCGGTTAGAACGGCTGAGACATATGCTTCGTCAGCGGCTAACGCCGCGCGAAACGCCAGCTCGTAAGTGGTTTTTTGCTCAATAACTTGGTGTCGATTATTATCCGATCAACAGCGGGCCAGAGCTGTTCTCTAAAGACCTACCTAGTCGCATCCATGAGAGGGTTGTCGGGTGTCTGAGAACATTCTGAGCCTGCCTGAGGACATCACCACCCTCAGCGTAGAGCAGCTAGACCAGTTCGTCACCGCCGCGAGAGCGCGAATCAGCGAGCTGTACGCCAGCGACACGGTCGAGCTCGCCGTGCAGGTCGTCGAGGCCAACGAGATGGAGTCCCTTGCGGACGGCATCGGTCGCGTCAAGCTGGAGAAGATCCGCCGGACCGAGGAAGCCGCGGCTGTTGCAGACAAGCGCGCCAAGGGCAAGGCCGCGCTGGAAGAGGCAGCTGAAGAGCCCGAGGACGCGGCTGAGACGCCGGTCGAGGCGGCCGCGACACCGGCTAAGGGCGGCGCCACGACGCAGCCCCGACCGATGGGCAAGTTCAAGAACCCGTCACTGGCTGACGCGCAGCGCAACGCGCCGCCGGCCGACGCGCCGCGTCCCGAGTCGGTGCTCATCGCGTCATCGGACATCCCGGGCTTCCAGTCGGGAACCAAGCTTGAGGGCATGGACGGTCTCGTCGCGGCGATGACCGCCCGCGCCAAGCACCTGCCGATCACCGACAAGGGAGACGCCGCTCCCCGCATCCCGATCGCGTCGCTGATGCGTGAGCACAAGTACACGCTCGGTCTAGACTCGAGTCTCGCCGAGTTCAACGCGGTGATGACCGCGGCGGCCAACCCCGACATCCTGATCGCGGCCGGCGGCTGGTGCTCACCCTCCGAGATCAGCTATGACTTCTTCAACATCGTCTGCGAGGACGGCGCGCTTGACCTGCCGACGGTCGGTATCAACCGCGGCGGCATCCGCTGGCCAACCTCCCCGTCGTTCGCGGACGTCGTCCTCGGCGGTGCGCTGTGGACCTGGACCGAGACGCAGGACATCGCGGCCGTCACCGGCACCGGGCAGTCCGGTACCAAGACCTGCGGTCGGGTGCCGTGTCCCGGCTTTAACGAGGCGCGACTGCACTGTGATGGCATCTGTCTGACCGTCGGCAACCTGACTGAGGACGCGTATCCCGAGCTGATCGCCAACCACACCCGCTTGGTGATGGCGTCGCACTTCCACAAGATCAACCGTGCGCGCATCAACGAGGTCCGGGCGCTGTCCGCGTCATTCACCGTGACCAACGGCTCCGCGGGCGCGGGCGCCGTCGCACCGGTCCTCGGCGCGATGGAGTTGCAGGCGATCGACTACCGTGATCGCTACTCGATGTGCCAAGACGCGGTCCTTGAGGTCATCGCTCCCCGCTGGCTGCGCGGCGTACTGCGTTCCGACCTGCGCAAGCGCATGGGTGCCGGCACGGACATGCTGTCCGCATCCGACGCGTACCTGATGAGCCTGTTCGACGCGATCAACGTCCGGATCCAGTGGGTCAACGACTACCAGGTCCGTACCGCCGGCTTCCCGGGCGTTCCCGGAACGCTGCCGACCGCGTGGCCGACGACCGTCGAGTTCATGATGTTCGCGCCGGGCACCGTCGTGCTCGGCCAGGGTATGCGCCTGGACCTCGGCATCATCCGTGACTCGGTGCTCAACGCCACCAACGACTACACCGCCGAGTGGATGGAAGAGTGCTGGTTGATTTTCAACCCGGGCCACGAGGTACGGCGTCTCACCGTTAACATCTGCCCTGACGGTACGACCGGCGCGGCCGACCTGACCGAGTGCGGCGTCTAATCACTCCCGTCAACCGCGAGCCGGTACTGAAGGGAGTGATAACCGGTGGTTAGCAAGTTCGACTGGGCGTCGCCGCCGGTCTTTCAGCCGCATCAGTACCGGCTGCGGGCCGCGGCCGACGGACCGCACCCGTTCACGGGACACCAGAGGCTCGGCATCTTCTACGACGCTGAGTCATGCAACATTCCGCTCGAGGCTACGACGCAGTGTATCACCGGTGTCGGCCTCGGGCCGACTAAGACGCCGAACGCGCTGGCCAACTTCCGCGGCGCGACGCCGTTCGTCGTCTACACGTGGCTGGACTGCGGCCTGGTCGGCATCGGCGAGGCAGAGCTCAAGCGCAAGACGCTGCTCGCGCACGAGCGCAATGTCGACACACGGATCGAAGAGATCTTCTGGACCGGCGGCCTGTACAACACGATGCCACACCTGGCTGAGGACACCGCGGTCACTGAGGTCAGCGGCGGCTCGACCGTCACGCTGCAGACCGCGGCTACCGTCGTCACCGGCACGTTTGACGTCGTCGAGGCCGTCGGCACGCTCGAGGGTCTGATGGGCTCGTGCTACGGCGGTACGCCGTTCCTGCACATGCCGATGAACGTCGTGGCGCACCTGGCGGCTAATCACCTCCTGGAACGCAAGGGCTCGCGGCTCGTTACGCCGGCTGGCTCGATCGTGGTCGGCGCGCCGGGCTACCCGGGAACGTCACCGGCTGGCGTCAACCCGCCGTTTGGCCAGGAGTGGATGTACGCCACCGGCTCGGTCAAGCTGTGGCAGTCGGACGTCGACTGGAAGGCGCGTAGCGCGCGCGAGTTCTTGAACCGCACCAACAACGACACGGTTTTGATCGCGGAGCAGTGGTTTGCTCTTGGTTGGGACTGCTGTCACTACGGTCTACTCGTTAGCACCGGCGGAGTCATCACCGGCACCGCCGCATCACCCACGTAGGAGGAAATGTGGCAGCGTGGTGCGGACCCGCGGTGCAGGGAACTGTTCTGCGACTGGTCAAGCTTGACGCCTGCGGGGCGCCGGTCACCGGCGCGTCCAGCGCGGTCGTCGTCACCAAGGGATACACCTCGATCGCTCCCGAGCCGCAGTACGAGGACGGTGACACGTTCCGGACGAAGACCGCCTCGGGAGAGCTGTGTGTCAACTTCGTCGGACCGAACGTCTACGCCAACTCGAACGTCACCGTAACGATGTGTGTACTTGATCCAGACGCCGGCGTACTGATCACCGGTTCACGGCTCATCCTTACCAACTCGGTAACTGGCTCCGGCAACGCGTACGGCTACAACAACCCGGCGGCGCACTTCTCGCTCGAGACGTGGCAGCCGCTGTCCGGCGCTGGTCGGTGCGATCCCGTAACGGGTCTGCAGCGCTACGTCTACTGGGCGTGGCCGCACGTGTTCAACGCGAAGGTCAACTCGTTCAGCATCGAGAACGGGCCGCTGGAGCTCGCGTTCGAGGCGATGACAACCTACCCGTCTCCGCTGTGGGGTGACGGACCCGGTACCGGCACGTCGTGGCTGCCAGGCGTCATCGACACGACGAACTACATCGACGACTACCTGTGGAATATCACAACCACGCCGCCGCCGAGCCAGCCCGCGATCTGCGGCGCGTTCTTGCTGACGTAAGGGAGGAATTATGCCCTTTGACCTGAGCATGGAGCGGCACTGGGGGTGTCCCAACTGTGACTATACGCGTGTTACGTTCAAGCCGGGAAAGCAGGCGGTTATCCACACGTGTCGCGGGCTCGGCCTGATCGCGCCCCTGGTCGAAGACGGAGTCAAGGCCAAGGTGATCGCCGTCGAGCGTGAGGACTACGTCGGTCGTGACGTCGTACAGACTGACGGCGAGGGCCGGCCGATCATGGCTATCGTCACGGTACGTGAGGACGGAACCGACTGCCGCGTCCTGGCGCCGATCGCTACCGCGTCCGGGAGGTCATAGTGGCTTGGACCGCGTCTAAGATCTTTCGCGCCTTCCTAGCGGACGTCCTCGGAAACGTGGCGGCGTTCGACCTGGACGCCGACGCGCTGCTGGTCGCGCTCTATGACAACGACATCACTCCTGACTCAAACGCGTCGTCAGCCAACACGGCGTACAACGCCGGCCAGTGGACTAGCGCGGGTAACGAGGTCTTCCAGGCGATCCAGTGGCCACAGGGCGGCGTCGCGCTGACGGGCCAGACGCTGAACAGCGCCACGTCCGATGTCGTCTTTCTCGACGCCAATGACACGGCGTCTGGCTCGGCGGCGACGCTGGCGAACGTCTTCGGTTGTGAGGTTTATGACGACACGCTTGCCGCGCCGGTCGCCAACCAGGGCGTCTGCTACAACTACTTCGGCGGCTCGAACGGCGTCACCAACGGTCAGTTCACCGTAGCCTGGCACGCGAACGGCATCCTGCGCTACACGCATACATAGTGAGGTGGTGCCGTGACCGACACCATCTTCACCGGTCAGACCCCGACGGGAAGCGACTTCGACGGCGCCAATCACGGCTGGGGTATGGAGTTTACCGTCTCGGCCGACGCCACGTGCGCCGGCGGACGCGCGTGGGTGCCTACGGGAGGTCGACCGGGCACCTTCTTCTGGCAGCTGTGGCGCATCTCTGACACGACGCTGATCGCTGACTCCAACCTCAACGCCGCTGGACACGGCAGTCCGGGCGCCAACGCGTGGATGTCATTTTCTTCGGCGCTGTTCACCACACCCGGTGACGTCGCGCTTGATCCCGCTGAAGACTACGTCGTCAACGTCTACTTCATCGGTACGGGCGTCTTCGTCGACGACGGCAGCGAGACGTTTCCCGTCGGCTCGGGCGGACTGGTCGTCTCGACCACGGGACGGTTCAACAACGCCGCCGGTCAAGCTGCCATGCCCGCGACGTCATATGAGGCGTACTTCTTCGCGGACGTCAACGTCGAGGCCGCCGGTACGACGGCTAGCGCCGGAAACGCCGCCGGAACGGGGGTAGCCAACGCCGGGGCCGGGCTAGTTCGGGCGTCTACGGGCGTCTCAGACGGCACAGGCTCGGCGCCGACGCCGTCCGTCGCTGTGACGACTACGGCGGGCGTGTCAACCGGGACCGGCGCGGCGCTGGACGCTGACGCGTTCGGCGGCAACGTCGCCAACGCGGACGTCGCAGCGGGAACGGGTACCGCGGGAGCAGCTACAGTAAACGTTACGGTGACGGCGGGCGTCGCTAGCGGTACCGGGCGGGCGCCGCAGCCCTCCGCGGGAGAGGAGGGTGACGTGCATCTCTACAAGTTCGGTCCGTGCGAGCCGTGGGACGCGATCTGGCCGAGAGGTTCGTGCAGTGTCCTACTGGAGACCGGTGCGGCCGCCGTAACCGGTGACGCCGTTCAGGCCGCATCGGAGATCCTATACCAGCTGACCGCGCAGCGCTTCGGGCTGTGCAACGTTAAGCTTCGTCCGTGCCGGCAGAGCTGCAGCTCGACGTTTCCATGGCACACGTGGTGGCAGTACGGCACGTATCCGCAGCCGTACTGGTGGGCCGGAACGTGGTACAACCTGGCCTGTGGGACGTGCCCGAACGACTCCTGCTCATGCGTCGCGCTGGAGGAGACGGTTCTTCCCGGGCCGGTCTACGACGTCACCGAGGTAAAGGTTAACGGAGTCGTACTGGAGAAGAACGTCGACTACCGGATTGACGACTACCGCAAGCTCGTTCGGCTCGGCGGTAACCTGTGGCCGTTCTGCCAGAACATGAACCTGGCAGACACGGAGGTCGACACGTGGTCGGTGTCCGTCGACTACGGTGAGGTTGTTCCGATGCTCGGTCGGCTCGCGGTCGGTGAGCTGGCAAATGAGATCGCTAAGTACCTGCTCTGTCTGGACTGTCAGCTGCCGCAGGGAGTCGTTGACGTCAGCCGGCAGGGCATCTCGATGACGATCGCAAACGTCGCGGACCTGTTCAACACCGGTTTCATCCAGCTGCGCATGTGTGATTTGCTCATCAAGACCGCCAATCCACACCACCTGGACGCACGCTCAACGGTCTACGACCTGGACGGACCGCAGCACCGAGCGTGGGGGACAACACCGTGATTGAGTCTCTAACCGCCGCCGTCATCGTCACCGGCATCGGTATGTGTGTTGTCGAGGAGCTTGAGAACACACCTGAGTCCGGCGGCGTACCGGATAAGATGCGCGTCTGCCTGCTCGTACCTGGAAACATCGCGTGGGACGGCTGTGACTGCGGCCAGTTTGCGCAGACGATCCAGGACGACTACCCGACGCTGATCTTTCCGGCTGACGCCTCAGAGCAGGTGATCGGAGTCGGCGGCTGCAACTCGCGTCCACTGGTCTACACGGTGTTGGCATCGATCATCCGTTGCGTACCGGGAATGACCAATACGACTCCGCCGCGATCACCAACGTGCGACGCGCTGCGGGCCGCCGCGATAATTATGCAGGCCGACGCCTTCGCGCTGCGCCGCGCCGTCGAGTGCTGCCTGACGACGCTACAGGACAGCTACCAGATCGCCAAGTTCAGCGTCGGACGCGCTATGCGCGTCGGTCCCGAGGGAAACTGCGCTGGCGTCGAGTTGACCTACAAGTTCGAGCTGATCTAGGAGGCTTATCGTGTCTTCTGTTCACCACGTTTTCAACGAGGCACAGCTGCAGTTCATGCTCAAGAGTCCCGCCGGTGCCGTTGCGAAGGATCTCATCAAGCGCGGTAAGCGCGTCGAGTCACGCGCCAAGCGCAACCTGGCCGGCGTCGGTGGTAAGCCGAAACGCATTGATACCGGACACCTGCGCGCGAGCATCGGCACCAACCTGCTGATGCGTCCGCAGGGACTGGCCGTGCGCGTCGGTACCGGTGTGCACTACGCGCTCTACGTTCACGACGGTACCGGTCTCTACGGACCAAAACACACTCTTATCCGGCCAAGGTTCAGCAAGGTGCTCGTCTTTCGCTCAAAGATCTACGGCGCTAAGAAGGGAAAGCACGCCGGCTTGGTCTTCGCTAAGTACGTTCGCGGTATGAAACCGAACCCGTTCCTGACCGACGCGCTGCCGGCGTTCCGGACCGCCGGGTAGCTCTGTACCTGAGTCACCTCTGGGCGTTGTAGGGTCCAGATCTGACGAAACGGAGAATACGGTGTCCGAAGAGATTATGTTCAAGGACTTCACCAAGAAGCGCGTACCCGTAAAGTTTCAGGTCGACGACGATGTCTTTGAGTGTGTATCGGGATTGACGATCTTTGCGCTGCAAGATGTCATGAAGCTATGGCGGAGCAACGACCTGACACAGGCGATTAAAGACGGTGACGCCGCTAAGGTCATTGAGGTGCTTGAGGGTATCTTCAAGGTCTTTGTGGTGCCCGAGTCGTTCACGCAATTTATGAGACGTCTGGCTGACACGAAGCAACCGATCGACACGCAGCAGCTTCTTGCCATCGTTTCGTGGATCGTTGAGGTGTATACGCGACGCCCTACACAGCCGTCGTCGGACTCATCGGACTCATCTCAGAGCGACGACGGTGGCACGAGTTCTCCGGCTGGTGCGCAGCTCGATCAGTTGATCCCCTCGAGCTAGATCCCGTCCGGTTTCTCGACCTGGTACAACACTGGATCGTTCTTGCGACCGTCGCGGAGGGTGAGATGTCACAGGAGCAGCGTCGCGGCGTCGACCAGCTGCGCGCGCAGCTGCTCGGCCGGCTGACCAGCGGTAGCGAGATGACGCGGGTGGACCAGCTCGCCGCGGAGATCGGCATCCCCGTGCCGGCGTGGTTCAACGTACGTGAGACGACTCTGAGTGATGTCAACCAGATCGGTCTCGAGCTGCGGAGGCCGCGGTGACTAACCCCATCGACGTCGCGTACGTCGACATCGTTGTTCGTGACAGGTCACTGGATAAGCTCGAGAAAGACATCGATAAGAGCTTTGACGAGATCGACAAGAACATCGGTAACGACCTCAAGAGTATCGACGACAAGTTTGACGAGCTGTTCGAGAAGATCGACAAGCGGTTCGTTGACCTCGAGAAGAGCACCGACGCCGTCTTCGAAGAGATCATAGACAGCACGAATCACCTGACGAAGCGCATGGAGACCGAGTTCGACGACGCCGGTCGGTCGATCAGACGCAGCATTAAAAACATCGGTAACGACATCGATAACGTCGGGGAAGACGTCGAGCGCCGCGTGTTCGGTCCGCTGCGTCGTGGCTTTGAAAAGCTTACGGACATCGTCACCGAGACCGGCCGCGCGATCGGGCAGATCGGCTCGGGTCTCGGTGGATTTGTCACGTCAAGTCCGCTGCTTGCGTTGATCCTGGCGCTAGTTCCCGCGATCATCGCGCTGGCGGCCGCGCTGTCGCAGCTCATCGGGCTGGTCGGCATCCTGCCGGCCGGTCTCGGCGTGCTCGTCGCGGCGATCGTTCCCGCGGTGGTCGCGTTTCAGAACTTTGGTGACGCCGTCTCGGCGCTCGCCGAGGGTGACATAGATAAGATCAACGAGGCGCTCAAGAAGCTGTCACCGTCAGCGCGCCTGGTTGCGCGTGAGGTGGCTGGTCTGCTGCCGCTGCTCAAGAAGTTTCAGCGCGGTGTGCAGGAGGCGTTCTTTTCACAGGTGCGCGGCAGCTTTAGCCTACTAGCGAGCGTGCTGCCGCTGATCTCCGACAACTTCAGGCTGATCGCCGCGACGCTTGGCCAGTTCTTTAACCAGCTGGCCAAGTTCGCGACGTCGATCAACGCCGTCAACGCGCTCAACGACGTCTTCAACGCGACCGCTAACATCATCAATAAGCTCAGCGGACCGATCATACGTCTACTGGACGCGATCGCGGTGACAACCAGCGCCGGCCTACCGTTCGTCGACCGGTTGGTCAACGCGCTCGGGCGCGCGCTGGATACCTTCACGGCTTTCATCAACAAGTCGATCGAGAGCGGCGCGTTCAACGAGTTCGTCGAGGACGCCATTCGGACCGTCAAGGAACTCATCGGTCTAACCAAGGCGCTCGGCGGGCTGCTCGGCACGATCTTTGCCGGAACCGAGGAGTCAGGTCACGACTTTATCGTAACGTTGACGGACCTGACGGTGCGGCTCGATGACTTCTTCAAGTCCGCCGACGGACAGCAGGCGTTAAAGGATCTTGTTCTGCTGGTCAAGGCGCTGGGTGTCTCGCTGGGTGCGACGCTGACCGTGTTCTCATTTCTCACCTTCCAGTTCAACAACACGATAAAGCTCGTCAAGCTGATCGGTGAGGGTTTCGTAGATCTCATTGGTGTGATCGGTGACTTCTTCGGGACGGTTCCTGACAAGATGCGCCAGCTTGGCGCGTTTCTAGAGACCATACCGGGAATCATCGGAAGCGCGATCTCGAACGCCGTCGACACCGCGTTTAAGGTCATCGGAACGCAGATCGGTCTGCTGTTGTTCGCGATTCAGGTGCTTCCCGGAAAGATCGTAGACTTCTTTGTGTCACTACCGTCACGCATCGGTGCTGCCCTGACGAGCACGGGACCGACGCTTCTGGACATCTTCAAGCGCGCGCTTGACGACGCGCAGGCGTTCATCGTACAGAAGTTCAACGAGATCGTCGCGTTCATCTTTTCGGTGCCAAACCGCATTGCCGCGCTCGCGCCGCTGTTCCTGCAGGCTGGTAAGAACCTCATCCAGTCGTTCATGAACGGTTTCCGGTCGGTCGGGTCGTTCATCGGAGACGTCGCGGGTGACATCGTCAGCTCAGTCAAGGGATTCCTCAACCGTGCGATCGACAAAATCAACTCAGGCATCAAGACGATCGATGACCTGCTACCCGGCAGCCTGGCGCGGATTCCCCGCCTGGCTTCGGGAGCCGTCATCCGTCACCGGCCCGGCGGCATCCTGGCGAACGTCGGTGAAGGCTCTGAGGATGAGGTCGTCTCGCCGATCTCGACGCTGGAAGACATCATCAAGAAGTTTCTCGGCGGCGACTCTTCCGGTTCTGGGATGACGGTCAACTTCGGACCGGGATCAATTAACATAAGCTTTGCCGGCGCGCTGCCGACCGAGGGTCAGGCACGCGCCGCCGGACGCGCCGTCGCGGACGGCATCACCAGTCAGCTTATGACACGTAACGTCCGCGTCCAGCTGAGGGCGGTCTAGATGGGAAAGTACAACCCGCACGCGCCCTACATCCTCGGCCAAGAGTGGGTGCCGATACGAAATGCGCCGTACGTTCCCGACGGCGTCATCGAGCGCGGCTACACGTTTACGATTGACGCCACGACGACTCCGGTGTCTGGTGCGTTCTACATCAATAAACCGACCGAGACGCCGCAGACCAACGCGTGTGACTTCATCTCGGTCTATCCGTCCGGCCGCGAGACGCTGTCCGGTCCGATCAAGCGACTGGTGATACCGCCGTCAGCCATCACCGTTGTAAATCCAGGTGGCATCGACGCCTCGGACGGTCTTGAGGCGTTGCTCCACGCGGATGACGCCGTATACATCATATTCGATCAGGACGCCGGCGTCGCGAGCCAGCTTGACATAAACTTTGATACGAACGCGTACGCGGCGCTGCTGCTCGGTAAACGCATACTTGATGTGCGGCTGCTCTACTCGTTCGTATCGGATACGCCAGAGAACGGTGACCGAGTTAGGTTACGGCTGACGCGCCAGTCACCGTTCTCATTTATCACATTTCCGCAGCGTCTTGACATGACACCGCAGGACGGTCAGTCTCACATCTCTACGGCGTCAATCACCGAACTAAACGTCTTCTGGGACCTGACGACGAGCCAGACCCGCCAGCGGCAGGTACTTCCGTGGCGCTTTCAGGAGCTCAACCGGATGCGTGTCGGCGCGCCGGCCGGTGACGCGGTCGTCATATCACTTGCGAGCAGTGCAGCGCTTGGACCCGAGGCGGCGTTTCTCGGTTACGTCGGGCTTGAAGTCATATATTGTGAAGAGACCCGCGTACTGTACGGTGGCTTTCGCATAGTCGACGCCTTTACCGCGGCGGTCGGCTATCCGCTGCAGATCTACACGCTCGGCGCGCTCGCGATGCAGATGTACGATCCGGTGACGTTTACCCAGGGGGCGTCGCTGTCAGCCGGTGAGTACGTCGTCACCCTCTATCACCGTGACATGTCGAGCGACTCGGTAGAGCAGGGAGCGCCGCAGATTCACGCCGTCCGCGAGTACTACCAGCTACCGCACCAACGTACCCGCTGGGTCCAGCAGTCTCTGGTTGCCGATGAGCAGTTCACGCTCGCGGAGCCGGACCAGGTCCTAACACAGATCACGCTGCACACCGCGACGCAGATCGTCACCGGCGTTCACCCGTACGGCACCAGCTTCGGCGCGCCCGTCTACGGATCCGTCACCGCGACACAGAGCATCGAGGACGATCCGGCGGCGGGTTCGTATACACAGGTACGTTACTACGCGCGGCGCTACGGCAACACGACGATACCGCTGACGCTTACGCGCAGCGGTGGCATGTTCCTTCCCGGTACCGCGGGCAGTTACGCGTCAACGCCTGACAACGCGGCGCTTGACATTACCGGCGACATCGACATCCGTATAGACGCAACGCTTCCGAACTGGGCAACGGGTATCGCTCAGGTGCTCGTCGCCAAGTGGGTCGGGGCACCGAACCTGTCGTACTTGTTTTACCTGGAAACCAACGGCACAATCGTGCTCGTCAGGTCGACAAACGGCACAAACATATTCGGCATAGGCTCAACCGCGGCGGTACCTATCACCTCTGGCCGACTCTCGGTGAGAGTTACGCTCGACGTAGACAACGGCGCGGCGGGACATACAGCAACCTTCTACACCGGACCAAGCGTCGACGGTCCCTGGACGCAGCTTGGTGCACCAGTTGTGACTGCCGGTGTGACGTCGATCTTTTCGGGATCGTCCATCGTCGAGATCGGCACGCATACTAACGGCACCACCGCGCCGCTTACGGGACTCGTACACACGGCTAAGATACTTAACGGCATCGCCGGTACTGAGGTAGCTAACCCGAACTTCGCGATCCAGCCGTCGGGAACTACCTCATTTACCGACGCCGCCGGCCGCGTCTGGACGCTTAACGGCGCCGCGACGCTCGTCGGTAGCGAGCATGTATCGATCAGCGTCGCAAGCTTCGACGCGCTAGAAGAGATCGTCGACGGCTGGCGTGAAGTCAACCTGACGTTCTCGACGCCGGTGACGATAGCGCCGAGTGCCGGCACGTCCGACTGGCGCTGGTCCGCGTCTAGTGAGCTGACTGGCAACCAGTGGCAGGTGATGGTCGCTTCCGGTCCGAGCGGCGCGTGGGGACCAAACGCCAACGCCGCGGCGACCGGTCCCGCGACGTACTGGGCGCCGCTGGGTAGCAGCGACGCGTTGAACTGGCAGTCACCGAGCGTCTCCGGCGTCGCTAGCGACACCACGAGCGACGCGGTACTGATCTTCTCGCAGGATCCGCCGACGGTAACCGGTTTTGCCGTTACAACGCTGTCGCAGGCGGTCAGCGGCATCGGTACGGCGTGCCTGCCGAGCGCCTGCGTTCCGACGGGAGTTCGGTACAACCGGCTTACGTGGAGTACGCTGCCGTATACCACCGCGCTCAGTCTACCGGGCATACCTGGTTCCTACGCCTCGACGCCGGACAACGCGGCGCTGGACATCGTCGGTGACATTGACCTGCGTACCGACCTGACGTTGAGTGACTGGTCACCGGGAGTCTTCGAGACCGTCGTCTCTAAGTGGAACCAAGAAGGCACCAACCAGCGAAGCTACGCGCTGCAGGTTTCCGATACTGGTGGACTTCAGTTTGTGTGGAGCAGCGACGGTATCAGCGCGCTTGCCGCGTCTTCAACTACGACCGTACCCGTGGTTAACGGAGGTCGACTCGCCATACGCGCGACGCTGGACGTCGACAACGGCGCCGCCGGTAGGACGATCACATTTTATACCGCTAGCACCATCGATGGGACGTGGGTTCAACTCGGGGCACCGGTCGTCCAGGGTGGCGTGACATCGATCTTCGCCGGTACCGCCGCGCTTGAGATCGGAACGCACTCCAACGGCACGCTTACGCC